CTCGCTGAGGCTAAAATGCAGGCTTTCCAAACATTTTTAGATAAACTATCTAAAATATAGTTTTTTTATAAATATAAAAGACACTATTTAATATATCAAACCGAAAGGAGAGAAACAATGGGTGTAGAGTCAAAAATAAGAGAGTTGATGGAGGGCGCTGCAAATCGTCCTGCTGATAAGTCTCAAGGTGACGCTTCTATGCCAGCTCAAGGAAGTTCTGATGCCAACCCTGAAATGCAGGACCTAGCAGGTGCTGACGCTACAGGTGGTTTGACTTCTGAGATCGGCAAAGCAGCGGCGGCTAAAGCCAAGAAAGACGCTACTCTTCCTGCAGGTAACGGTGCTAAAGAAGCCGTTGCTAACATGGAAAACAAAGAAGACTCTGAATCTGTCGTAAATCAGGCTAACTCAGCTGGTGTACGTGAAGAGGCAGAGGCTGATGTTGAAGATGTTGTTGCAGAAGAAGAAGTTGTAGAGTCAGAGGAAGAAATTGTTGAAGAAGAGGAAGTTGCGGTTGACGAAGTAATTTACGAAGAAGACCTCAGAGCCCTTTTTGAAGGTGATGAAAACCTCACTGAAGAATTTAAAACTAAAGCAGCTGAAATTTTTGAAGCTGTTGTTACTTCCCGTGTAGCGAGCGAAGTAGAAGCAATCGAAAACGACCTTGTTGAGCAAGCAAATGAAGCGTTTGAATCAGAGCTTGAGCAAATGGTTGAAAACATCGACAAGTATCTTTCTTATGTAACTGAACAGTGGATGGCTCAAAACGAGCTTGCCATTGAAAGTGGTCTAAGAACTGAAGTTACTGAGTCTTTCATCAAAGGACTACAGCAAGTTTTCACTGAGAACTATATTGAAGTTCCTGAAGAAAAATATGAAGTTCTTGGTGAGATGCAAAAGAAGATTGACGAACTGCAAACTAAACTGGATGAGCAGGTTCAGACTAACATGGATTTGACTACCGAATCCGTATCACTCAAGAAGCAAAACATTATAGGTGTTGTTTCAGAGGACCTAGCAGATACAGAGGCAGAGCGATTTATTACTTTGGTTGAAGATGTTGCTTACACTAGTGCAGATTCATATGAAGCAAAACTTAAAATCATTAAGGAAAACTATTTCCCTAAAGATACAGTAGAAGCTGATAGTGTTCTAGAAGATACAGTAGACGAAATTGATGAAAATACTAATTCAGTTATGTCTAAGTATGCTAGTGCAATTTCTAAATCGACTAAGTTTTAATTACCAAAAACACTTTTTTTATAAATATAATAAGTTAGAACGAAAATAACTGAAACAAGGAGACATTTAAATGTTTTTATCAGAACAAGTTGAGAAAAAGTGGGAGCCTGTTCTTAACCACGATAATCTTCCTAAGATTGAAGATTCGTACAAAAGAGCGGTAACTGCTGTAGTTCTCGAAAACCAAGAAAAAGCGTTGCGTGAAGAGCGGACTGCTCTTTTTGAAGCACCTCACGCTAACCAAACTGGAGCTTCTGTAGACAACTATGATCCTATCCTCATCAGCCTGGTAAGACGAGCTCTTCCAAACTTGATGGCATATGACGTAGCTGGTGTACAGCCTATGACTGGACCTACTGGTTTGATCTTCGCTATGAAGTCACACTACACTAGTCAAACTGGTACTGAAGCATTGTTTAACGAAGCTGACACTGATTTTTCAGGTGAAGGTACTCACGCAGGTTCTAACCCTGTTGACGGTGCTTACACTACTGGTACTGGTGTTGCTACAAGCTCAGCAGAAGATTTCGGTGACTCAGTTACTTTGAATCAGATGGCTTTCAGCATTGAGAAGACCACTGTGACTGCAAAGTCAAGAGCTCTCAAAGCAGAATACACTGTTGAATTGGCACAGGATTTGAAAGCGATTCACGGACTGGACGCAGAAGGCGAACTTTCCAACATCCTTTCACAAGAGATCCTTGCTGAAATCAACCGTGAAGTTATCCGTACTATTTACAAGGTTGCAAAGACTGGTGCAGCATCAACTGCTACTCCTGGTACTTTCGACCTAGACGTTGACTCAAACGGACGTTGGTCAGTTGAGCGATTCAAGGGCTTGTTGTTCAACATCGAGCGTGACGCCAACGTAATTGCACAAGATACACGTAGAGGAAAAGGTAATTTCATTATTTGTTCTTCTGACGTAGCTTCTGCTCTTGCAATGTCAGGTGTACTTGATTACGCCCCAGCACTTAACACTAGCTTGAACGTAGATGACACTGGTAACACTTTCGCAGGTGTACTGAATGGTCGTTTCCGTGTTTATGTTGATCCTTACTCAGCAAACACTGGTGCAGCATCACAGTTCTACGTAGCTGGTTATAAAGGCACAAGCGCATATGACGCAGGTCTTTTCTACTGTCCATATGTTCCACTTCAAATGGTTAGAGCTATCGACCCTGATACTTTCCAACCAAAGATTGGTTTCAAGACTCGTTACGGCATGATTGCTAATCCTTACGTAACACAGTCTGACGGTACTACTGACGCAGATACTTTCACTGCCGACCGTAACCAATACTACAGAAGTGTTAAAGTTACAAACTTGATGTAACAACAAAAAGAATACCTTAAGGTATCATTTTTAAAGGGGCCATGGACGGCCCCTTTTTTTATCTATAGAATAAAACTGTTATAAATATAGTTACACTTAAAATAGGAGTGTATACATGAAAAAATATTTACTTTTAGCACTATTGCCTTTCAGCGCAATAGCACAAACATACACAGATGATGTTGCTGAAATCATCAATAATAACTGTGTAACTTGCCATCGTCCCGGTGGCGTAGGTCCAATGAGTTTTGAAACTTACGATCAAGTTAGACCTTGGGCTCCTCTTATTCAAATGAGAGTTGCTAATAGAGAAATGCCTCCTTATGCGTATGACCAACATATCGGCATCCAGGATCTTGAAGGCGACTGGAGACTGTCTGATGAGCAAATTGCAACTGTTGTTGATTGGGTAAATGCAGGTTCACCTTATGGTGACACTGATATTGTACCTCAACTCCCTGAAATGCCAGATCCAGATGATTGGCGTTTCGCTGCAATGTTTGGACAACCAGACCTTATTGTTCCTTCACAGGCATATGATATTCCTGCCAACGGTAATGACTTGTGGAGTAAAGAGTTTGTCAATCCCGGATTAACTGAAGATAGATGTATTAAGGCAGTACAAGTTAAGCCACGAGGTGATGCAGCAGCAGTTGTTCATCACGCTAACTCAGATGTGTATATGTATGACGAAGAAGGTGATCTTGTTCCATACGGACAGTTGACTGAATATGCAATGGGCAAATGGGGTGAGTTAATGCCAGAAGGTGTTTGTCGTACCATGCCTGCAGGATCATTAGTACGTTGGGATATTCATATGTTTCCAGGTGGTGTAGGTGCAACTGCTGAAGGTGGCATGATTAAAGACAATGTTGTAGAAATTGGTCTTTGGTTCCACGATGAAGATTATGCAGAAGTAAACGATGTGTATAATCAAGACCTTCGTTTGTATCCTTTGAGAGAAGGTTATGAGAATGGACATCTCATTGTTCCACCTCATGGATATGCAATGACTCAAGGCTTCCATAGCTTTGACCATCCTGTCCGTATTGATAGTTTTCAACCACACGGACATTTGCGTATGAACGCAGCAAGTTTAGAAATCTTTTATCCTGATACAGGTAGAACTGAATCAATATCACAGATTTCTAATTGGTCAGCAACGTGGCATCACAGTCACATTTATGCTGAAGATGTAGCTCCTTTGTTACCGACTGGAGCTGTATTAGTAATTAAGCAATGGTATGATAACACTGCTGATAATCCTAACAATCCTGATCCTGATATGTGGGTAGTAGGTGGTTCAAGAACTGGTGATGAAATGTCACACGCTTGGATTGCTGTAACACATTTGGATGATGAGGGGTATGAAAAGATTTTAGCAGAACGAACTGAAAATGAGCGAAGGAGATTTGCATCAAGTGATGATTAGAATTATTTTGTTGATGGGACTTTTGTCTCAAGTAGTAGTAGCACAAGAAACTGATTTTAGTAGTATTGGAACAAATTGGCGAGTATGTGCTACTTGTCATGGTAATAATGGTGAGGGGAAGCCAGGCTTCCCTTCGCTAAACAAACTAACAAGTGAGTATGTCATTGAAGCACTGAGCGATTATAGAGATAGTGTTTATAGAGGTGACCAAAGCGCTATCATGTTTGGTATGGCAGCTGCACTTACTGATGAGCAAATTGAATTGCTTGGAAAGTATGCAGAAGAGGTTTTGAATGATGATTAGAATATTATTTTTGATGTTGTTATCTTTTACAGCATCAGCACAAAATTTTGCCCTGCTTGATACAGATGGCAATTATCATCTGATGAGGTACTATGGTAATTATGATAAGATTGCCATTATGACAGCATCAGCGCAAAGTAGTGAAAAAGCAAAGCAAGCATTTTTTGGTACTATCAATAGCGTAGGAAACGAAAAGACTAAATTCTTTTTCCTTAATCCTACTGGTGAGTCTAGAGATACGGAACAAAATGCAGTAAATGAAAATGTTGCTATGCTGATGGATGATGCTAAGATTGTGTCTAAGGCTTTACGTC